GCGAGCCGTTGAAATGTAAACAAGATCAGCCATTAGTAATAGACCTCCACGATCACACGCTCCCAGGTCACAGCCTGAGAGCCACCGGTCGATCCGGCATTGCACCAGAGAGAGACGTATGGCCCGTCATAATCGGTGCCACTGTCTGCACGGTAAAAACCTCGATCTGAGTTGTGACCATCGTAGCCAGCAGCGGTGACTTGTGCGCGGTAAGTATCTACATTGTTGGAACCAGTCTTGATGTTCACATCACCGTCATGGCCGCGCGCAATCCATATTCCCTGCCCGCTGTCCTCAAGGACGAGAACTCCGTTGTTGTTGTTCCCGTCAGTGGCAACACCGC